GATTACTCATCCTTTTCATAAGTTTTAGCGATAAGGGATTTACCCTCTGCTGTTTTAGAGATGGCATCAAAAGCAGCGTATTTGTTGACCTTATGCTCTTCGGCATAGGCGTCTACCATCTTGTCTAATTTAGATTGTGGATCAGACATGTCGGCCTCGACAACTTTCTCTCCCACTTCATCCATAGCAGCAGCAAAGGCAGCGTCTGCGCCCTTAAGTGCCTCTAGGACTTTTGCATCACCCTTAATAACATCAAGCAACGACATAGCTACTTCAACGTCAAAGTGTGGTAATTCAGCTTCAGCTTTCTTGCGCAGTTCAATCATCTGCTTTTCAACTTTAGCTTCCTCAAGAGCTTTCAAGACAGGCTCTGGAATGTCAGCCTTTACGACCATCTCTCCATTAACCTCAATCGTCTCTACGATCTCTTCTTTTTTCTCAACGACTTCACCTAGCTCTTTGCGTAGGCTTTCGTTTTCTTCTTTCAGAGCGATAAGTTCTGCTTCCAAAGAAATATCCTCGTCAGCTTTCTTCATATCATCCTCGTCCATCATTTTCTTAGCTTCTGGGAAAGTGTAACCTTTATCCATGTAGCCACGAAGTTTAGCCTTGAGGTCATCAGACATCTTGTCCATTTCCTCCATTTCGGCATCACTCATTTTGTATGCTTTTTCCATATTTTCCTCTTCGGAATCACGCTTGAACAGAGCAACTTTGGCAGACGCATTCGCAGGACGGTCAACCAAAGATAGTTCGTCAAGCTCAAGTTGCTTAAGAAGATGCATCTTCTAGTTTCTCCTTGATTGCACGACCACCGATACTGAAGGCCGCAAGTTCTCCAGATTTGACCTTATCCCAGACGTCATCGTCGTAGACTTTGTAAGCTACAACCCATCCTTCACGGTCACTCTGTATGCCAAGGCTCTCACCGATTTCTTTGGTGATAGGCAGAGAGTGAATTACACGCCCTGTCATTTTACCTGTGTGCATTGTTTTACCAACACGAATATGTTCCATAAAATCATTTACGGCTTTCACAAGTGTGTCAGCTTCGATAACATCACCTTGACGGTCAACAACACGTTCACCATTCTCAGTAATGACAGAGGCCCACCCATAGACAATACGTTGCTCTTCGTCTGCCTTAAGGATCTTGCCCTCAATTTCTGTTTTAGTTAAATCACTCACTGTGGCACCTTTCTCCCACATACGACAAGACCAATATCTCGCAGTTGTCTTATCAGTTGCAGTATCGCACGAATGACGACTACGAAAGTTGGCTCTGGCTTTGGGATCATCACGGCGTATCTCCATGTTAGGATCACCGAAAGTTACTTTTTTGGTTTTATCACCATCTTTGACGTAAACACCAAACTTTTTGCTTGATCCAGAAGGCAATCTGAATGGCTTGTTTAGAGGTCTGTCTGCTTTATCAATGGCTGCTTGGGTAGGCAATTCACTCTCATCCCACACGTCATTCTTTCTTGTTGACAGGGGGTGTTTAGTAGGGAGTAAATCAGTATCGTGTTTACCGCTACGGAAACGACCAGTGCGAATAGTACGTAAGAAGTTGTTGACACGTGCCATAGCCCATTGTTCTTTAGAGGACACGTTAGGTCTTACAGAAGAGGGGTTGGTTTTGTATGCACCGATACCCCTGTCATAAACCTGACGTAAGGTGGAAGCAGTTACTTTACCTTTACCCCCATGTTTTTTATTGTGGTCGCTTGCCTTGCTTTCCAGCGTAGACATGTCCACTTTGGTGATCTCTTGGATGATAGCGGTCAAGACCCTAGAAAGCAAATCATCAGGCTCTTCCTTGTCTTCTATATCTCCAAGCTCATTATAGTATTCCATGTACGCTTCATGCGTAGCTGCTGGCATATAGAAGGCTTGACCATTCATAAAGTGTGTATGGATTTCTTCACCAAGTCCCATCATTCTGGCTCTTGTGCGAGCTTCTGCAGGATTGGTAAATAAGTCCTCATCCATCTGTCTTTTCTCTACTGCAGACCAAGCAGCAGCAAAAGCTCTCTGCTCACTCTTGGTGTCTGCATAAACTGAATTAAAGACACGACGAAACTGTGTATGTTTTTCCTCTGGCACGGTTTGCCTCACTGCTTTTGGAAGCTCTGAATTACGAGAATAGGGCATTAAAGTACCTTAGCTATATAACCTTTAAAGATACCAAATACTATGGCATTGTTGGTTGGAGTTTCGACTCTTACACGAACATCTGCATTCTTTGGTACGATGATTGCAGGGTCTAAGATAATGTTAGAACCGCCCCCATTGGAAGACGCTGTAAAACATCCTTTTGGAAGAAATACTTTACCTACTTCCCTGATTTCGACATAAAAATCAACTGCTGCGCTGGTTTTGGAACTTACAGCCCCATAAAACCCAGTCATTATATAATAATCAGTATTGCTAAAGGTTGTGGCAGCTTTTAGGGACTGTTGAAAGCCTTGAGGTATATCAATGTGGATTTTTGTAGCGTCTGTGGGAATGCCACCTGAGATAGTGGTATTCTCATAGACTACAACTCTTCCTACTAACTCTGTACTATTGTTATTGTACATACGTGAAACACGCGCAAGGTCTGTTGTTAGAGATACAGCATTCTGTCCATTTAAAGTTGCTGTCTGTACGACAAAAGTGAACTTATTATCAGCTAGGGTGTGTCCCTCAATGGTAACTTCTTGTGTATCAGAGGCAGAAGAGGAAGACACAAAAGAAATAGTGTTATCTGTAACGTAACTTTCGTTTTGACCAACAGTCCAAACAGTTTCAAGGGTGTTTGTACTTAATGAAGCAGAACGTCCAAACTTGATAAGAGACTTAGCCTTACGATCAATGGAGACTTTATCTCCATAAGTCTGCTGGATCTCACGTTCAGCTTGAACAAGTTTCCCATCAGGGACTTCGTAAGCTCTTCTCGACCAACCTCCTAACATTTGCTCTATTTCCTGTGTTTCTTGGATTACAACAGCGTTGAGATCATCTGCGCTTTCCAACTCAGGGAAAGGAGTTATGATATTTCCCGCTGTTAGGCTATGGGCCTGTGTTAAGGTTGTTTGGCCTAGACTTGGTGTACCTGTTACAAGAGACGTAACGCTAAAGTTTTCTGCTTCTGTAGCTGTTGCAGAAGGTACAACAGGAAAGCCAGTTACAACACTATTTACTTGAAGGCTATGGCCTTGAGTAAGACCTGCAGTAGAAATTACAACTTGACTAGAAACAATAACTGTAAGAGTTAAGTTGTGATCTTGACTTACGCTCGTTGTAGCAAGGTCTGGGGGGTTTGTAGCTACAGAGGCAGAGTTTAAGCTATGGCCTTGTGTAATAGCTGTAGTGGCTAATACAGAATTGCCTGTAGAGATATTAGCAGGACTTGAATTGTGGTCTTGACTTATATTTGTTGTGGCAACACTTGGAGAACCTGTTATTATGCCATCTGTGGCAATAAAGTTCTCATTGATAATCGGTTCACTAGCTTCAGTAAGAAGTAGGTCAGAACTCTCCTGTAATATCCTACTGGACATGACCTAACCCTTTTATGCTGGGTCAGGAATACCGATAGTGAACGACCCTAAAGAAAATGTATTTCCCGAAGTTACAACTTGTGAGGTTGTTAGATCCCCTGTTGCATACAGAGTTGTGCTACCATTTGTAATAGCATAATATGCAGCGGTGCCTGAGCCTGTAACACTTGCGTCTGATACAGCAGAGACAGTTACCTCTCGACCACCCCCTGTACGATCTGCAGGAGAACCAATGGTAATTGTATCTGTACCTAATGTATAGGTAGAGGTGGCCTCTGTATAGGTAGTAGGCTCTGTAGAACAGATATCAATTCGTGTACCGTTTGTTGTAAGTGTCGATAGGCCACTATCGAATACAGCATTAGCTAGAGTTGCCATTTTCTGCTACTTTCTTAGGTGGAAGTTCTGCGTTAGCCAACAGAGCATTCACAATATCATCCTGATCACTCAGGTCTATGTTAGCGCCATTCAAGTTACGTAGATAACTACCAAGTTCACGTAGATCATGTGGGGCAACATCACCAGCGCAGATTTTTGGCATAAGGTCAAAGTTAAGTCCGTTGATATGCCAGAGTGGTTCAATCAATTGCTTATTCAACACATCAAAGATAGAGTTGATATAGCTCTCCATAGAACGTAGGAACAAGTCAGTTTTAGATTTGCTTAACGCATAAGAGCCATTTGCCCCTGCACCCAACATCAAGAACTCAGCCATAACGCTCCTAGCAATATCGTGCTGATAGCGGCTGATGATAGGGTTGATATCAATGTTGCGAGAGCCATTACTTGTAATAAGTTCAATATCGACAATTCTCTGATTAGTTGGTTTTCCATCTATGTCTCTATATACATCAGAAGGCAACAAAGCATAGCCTTGTTCATTGAACTTAAGATCTCTTAGGATCTTTTCCATCTGGCTACGTACTGATACTTGATCAGCAGTTGCATCAGGGGAGAGATACTCTGCAGCAATCCTTCCAATAGGAACACCATGAAGTTCTCTTTCAACAGCTATGGCTTCCACACTCTGAAAGTTCTTTAGGTACTGATACGAAGTATAAGCGTTCCGTAAGATAGAACGACCAGAAGGATCATTATTTGTATTTGTTGTTCTATAATGCAGTAGCTTACTAGCAGGAATGTAAGTAGACTTTAAGCCATAGTTTTGTTCTTGTTTAACACCTAAAACATCGCCTGTTGTTTTATTAACATCAAAGCTCTCTATGGTCCATTGCGCCCTAGAAGCCAGCTTCCTTACGCCTATCCTACCATCAGAATATCTGCTGTAAGATTTTGGATCATCTGTTTTAGGTCCACGTCTACGTTTATAGACCACCTCAAACAAAGAAAACCCAAACGTCAAATGCGAAAGGGCTTCTGCAATGTGATCATCAAGAGAGTGTTCCATATCCTTTAGGATAGTTTCGACAAACTCTGCTTCTTTTCTACCTGCTGCTGTATCTTTAGCTGGTTCGACATAATAATCTACATCACGCAGAACCTGCTCTGTGGCATACATAATTGCGCCGATAGTGCTATCATTATCTCGCATCTCACGAAACTTATTGATAGCCCTTTTACCTTTGATCTCTTGCAGAAACTCATCTGCACGAATAGTACCATTGCGGGTCTGTTCCCCACCTTGGCCTAACTCTAGTTTACCTAGCTGTTCACTAATCTTCTTCATTTAGGCCACTAAACCTTTTGCGCTAGAGTAAGCAAGTCTTAAGGTAGGGGTTGGATTACCGTGGTGCATTAGGTCGGTCAATGCCCACACGCAAGCGTCTAACCTATCGGGAGATCCCAGAGAACCTAAAGGCTCCCAAGTTCTCATTTGCGTTTCCAACTCGTCAAGACCTTTAACATGCTTGACTTTATGTTTTTCATAGAGTGCAGATATAGGTTCAGCCCTAGCCATTTTTCCTCGACTAGCATGTACAAGGCGAATAGGAACTGTTTCATCTTCTGCTTCAAGTGTCCTACGGACCATTTCACCGCCTTGGTTCCTTTCGGCAACAATACGATCCGCACTATACTCCCTGTACAACGAGATAGCCTTCGCTGCCCATTGTTGAGGGCTAAATCTGTCCGTGGCATCTTCAAGTACGTATCCAATCCCGTTTACATCTACACCAGCAACAATAATACCAGTCATGTCAGATTCTGTCTTAGCTGTTACAGCAGGGTCTACAGCAACAACAATACGATTGAGTTCTGGTACTTCACTTCTTTCAATGGTACACTCGTCAAGCATTTCTGTTGTCCAGAGTGCGCCATCAGCTTCTTCCAATATCTCAGCATAAAGTTCCTGTCGCCCTAACCTTGTTCCTTCATATTCTTTTCTAACTGTATCAAGGAATGGCTTTGCCAAGTTGTCTACGTTATCAAAGGTAGATCCTCTGGTAATGTAGCTATCAGGAGAAGCAATTAAGCCCCTCATCAATTTGGTGGGCTTTGGTGTAGTTGTTACCATCACCCTTGGTTTACGACCAAGACGTAAGGTAAATTGTAGCATATCCCAAACATCTTGCTGGTTACGCCAAGCTGCAACCTCATCTGCCCAAGCTGCATGAAACTGTGGTCCACGTAAACGCTCTGGGTCTTCTGCAGAATAGAACTCTACTTTAGCTCCATTCTCCCACGTTAAGGTTCTATTGGTAGGCGACCAAACAGGAAACCCCATCTTACCGCCTCTGTGTGTCTTGTCACCCTTCCAACAAACATTAAGGAAACCAGACTCACCCTCTACCATAACCCTTCTAATATCTGAGTTTGTAGGAGCAACAGCAGCGATACGTTTCTTACCAGATTTAACTTGCTCTCTAACCCACTCAACGCCAGCCCTAGTCTTTCCCCAACCACGACCAGCAAGAGCTATCCAGACATTCCAATCACCTTCTGGTTCTAGCTGTTCTTGTCTAGCCCAGAAAGGCCACAGATACCTAAGCTCCTCAGCTTTATTCTGCCCTAGTTCAGAAAGTACCTGTTGTAGTTTTTCGGGTGGTAGTGACCTAAGGTCACTCGCTGTTATCTTCATTTTTTCCAAGTAACGACATCAAAGTGTTTATCGCACCCTCATCAAGATCGGGGTCTTCAGACTGCTCAACCTCATTAATAGTTTGAGTAGGAGACCAACCACCCTTAGACCGTAGATAAAACTCAGCAGCTTTAAAATCGCCATCAAGTGCCTGTTGAACAACAATAGCACCAACCTGACCTATAATCTCAGCACGTTCTTCTGAGATCATCTGTCCATAGATCTTATAGAGAGTATTCGTAGAACGTGGGGCATTCTGATACTTCTGTATCGACCCCATAATGTCTTTCATCGACACACCGTTACGAATACCCTCACGGATCTTCTTTGCGACAACTTCGCTATATGGTAATGCTCTGCTATCAGTCACAATCTACGGCCCCCTGTTAGCTTACCAGCTAACGGTTAGTCGATTAAAAATCGACCATTGTTAAAATTCCCCAAGTGCATCGGCATGACTGTCTCTCAAAACAACAATACCCTAAAGATTTGTCATGGTTGACTTGGGAAAACCCTCATTAGCTTTAAGCTAATTGTTAATCAATCCTTAATTGATCATACTTAAGTATTATACTTAAGTTTATGGGATATATTATATATTAATATATATCCCATTTACTATAGTTTATATACTTAAGTATATCTCTTATGTATATATAAGTGCTTTTTTTGACATTTTATACACACTTTTTACAACTTTTTTATAAGTTGTTGATAACAAACGAATCTTTTTTGTACTTTTTTTTGTTTTCGGATATGGGGTGGGTAACGCTCGGATAGCCGAATCACCCGTAAGAATATAGGGGGCCCCAACTTGGGTATGTCAAGGGGGCAAAAGGATAGGTTGACAAACGAGAAATATATACGCTCGGATAGCGAATCGCCTACCATTTGGTCGGTTTATTTCACAAGTACAATTTGACCAGATAGTAAAAGATTGACCAAACGATCAAATAATAACGCATTGAAACAATGATAAAATCAAATAGGCGCTGAGAGCCACGGAGAAGCCCGTACAATAGCCAAAAAGAAAACGGGTCCAGACATACCAGAGCGAGTCTTTGCCCTACTGTAGCGGCCTTATATTGGCTCTAATAGATAAAAAAATACCCCGCATAAAGCGGGGCAAGTTGGGGGAGTCAACCGTGAAAAGAATTATGCATATATCAAATCATATACGAATCCGCTCGTATCTTTATAGGCGTGACCTTTAGCAAACAAACCAACAAAGACTCCTTGCGGGTCTATAAAGCGGAGGTCATGCGAGTCTCCGTCTATCATAGGTCTACCCATAAATGACTCTGGTTTGGACTCATTGCGCTTTAGGCGCAATACAACAACACAATTCATACCGTTATTAAAAGCGGAGTCTATATCACTCTTTGTTGTTGTTTCCGATACGCTATAACATAGAGAATAATTCGATATATGCGATACATTGCGAGTCGCTATCTTTGAATAGTCATAAAATATAATATCTGGATTCTGACTAAACAATTCGGGAAACAATGACTCAAATTTCTGGTCACTTGTCCCATTTGGTCGAATTACTGGAACCGCGGATTCGTGCTGTGCTTTGCGTCTTAATGCGTCAACTTCCCTTTGCATCTTTGCTTTGAATTGATCACGATATCGGAACCAAATCAGAGTCCTTATGACTCGCGCTATATGCACACTGTGATTGCCATTATGCACCATATGCAATTGACCGTGACCAGACTCATTTAAGCAATTCATGCCACAGCCTAGAGTCGCCAAAGCGCAAGTATTGATTCCGCTTGCCCATGATGGCGCAAGATGCAAGATCGCGCTTTTATAGCCTAGTTTTTCGCCTTTAATCACTTTAGGGTTGATACTTAGCAAACTAGGCAATTTTGACCAGATAAGAGTCCCATTGTCCCGAATTGACTCCGCGAGTCTGGACTCCGCTTGTTTCCGTACTTTGCGCCAAAACGGGGAGTCGTAGTGCTCTTTTAACCTTTGACTCGTTGATTTTACGCCTTTTAATAGGTTGATAGTTTTCACTTCTTTGACTCCTTGGTCTCTTTTATTAGCTTAATGATAAGCGATTCAAGGTCTCTTTGCAACTCGTCAAGATATGGCGTATCGGACAATTTCATTGATAGACTCCCGACTCGCTATCGTCAAGCGCTACATGATATCCGCCAACTCCAGCAACAAAGACTCCAAAACCGTCATTGCCAAAGTATGAAAATTTGCCAAGCGCGAACACAAGCGCCAAGATTGAAAGATTGAAAGACAACCGAAGCATTATTTCGACTCCAATTGTAAGATTGACTCAACTGTATCTGTAAATCCCTTACATTCAACAGACTCCGTGAAGCAGCCAGACTCTAGGGACAAGGCAAGCGATAACCAAAAAAGAAACATTATTTTGACTCCGTTACTAAAACTATTGCGAGTCCTATGACTCCAGCAACTAAAACCGCAACATAAACGATTCCATAGATTGATGATATTAGCATAGGCGCGGCAAAGATTAAAAACACCAAAATTGCCAAAGCGCAAAACCAAGCCGCAACCGCGCCAATTTTAGATAAGATTTCTAATGTTTTCAAAGACATTTTAGACTCCATTTTTTGTTTCTGGAATTGTTTAAATCACGATTCGCAATATGAGTCAAATATAAATTAAAAAAATTATATATATTATAAGGCGTAGAACAAAACTAGAACAAAAAGCATGAGTCATTTTGACTCATGTATTTATATTTTTGCGCTTGCTATAATTTAAACATGACAATCACTTGTTACATAAAATTTACCAATACAGATTCTTGTAACATATCCAAATTTGGGAAGTGTTACAGAAAATCTATTGTTGCGGATTCTTGTAACATATTGCGAATCGTCGCGTTATCTGATCAAAAGCGATTCGGCAATGGTTATTTTATGTCAAGTGTTAATTTGTTGCGAATCGTTGTAAATAAATCACACTATACCAAATTCCTTGTCAACCTATACTTTTGTACTATTGACGGCAATTTTGACAGTATCCGAATCGTCACAAAAGAACGAATCAGGAACGAATCAGCAACTTGGAACGAATCGGGAACGAATCATGAAAGTAGAACGAATCGGGAACGAATCATGAATCTGGAACGAATCAGGAACACTCGAAAATTTGGCCTGACCCCCTCCAGTGGAAATTAGGGATTGACCCCACCAGTGGAAATATGGTAGACTGATTCGTGAGAGGCCACCAGTGGAAATATAAAGTGAGGACCAGCAGATATGTTCAACATCAGAGTGAAATATAAAGACGAAATGAAGTCCAGAATTACTGCGACAGTGGGAGAATATTCAAACTACCTAGAAAATATGTTGCATGTTATGACACAAAATGCTAACATTGATTGGGTAAGGATAGAGAGGAGCGAATCATAATGACAATGGTCAATATTGAATTTAACCCCGATTTGATGACAATCAGGGATGTAAAGGATATCACAAGCACAATGCGTGATTTACTCAGGGCTGCACAAGAGACTAGAAAACAGTGTGAAGAGGTTTGGATAAACCCCGACATCGATGGTAAGGATGAAGAGCAAATGTGCAACAAACTGATGGAAGATTTCTTCTGGAAGTTTGTCAATTCAACAGACAACCTTCAAACCAGATAACCTACAGGAAAATTATAATGATGTATAAAGTAAGAACAACATACAAAGACAACGATCTGGTCACAGAAGAATACAAAACTTTTCGTGAAGCAGTTGACGCAGCCATAGAAGAGTGTATGTATGAAGAGACAGACCACAGTTGGGTCTTTGACGAAAACGAAAAGATTGTACACAAGTCAGAGGGATGGGTATAATGGAAAAGATCATCAGGGATATCAAAGACATCGAAAGCGACATTGATAAAATCATCAGTCGCGCAGAGGAATATCGTAACGATGCAGAGCGTGGTATTAACGTAAACCATGATCGAAAAGATGATTTCTCATGGTCTACAGAGGATCAGGTAGAGAGCCTGTTCGAGTATCTGGAAGATGCCAAGAATGATATTGATCGAATGAAAGATGACCTCAAGGTCGTAAAAGATTACTTGACTAATCTGCTGGATGATGTAGAATACGAATCAATCAGACAGAAAGCTACAGGAGAATCATAATGGCACACACATGGACCACAGTAGGGTACAGAGGATATGACTTGGACATTGTTGTCGAGGGAGACCAGTGTATATATGAAGGTATATACGATAACATCAGGCTGCGTAAGAAGAGCGGAGAAGCTATGTCAGAGCGTTTAGAGAAAGCCCTGATGAAAGAATATGGGGATGATTACTTCGCAGAATATCTGTACGAGCTTGGCGCATATGCCGATAATGACTACTAATGAAAGTCATCTTCACTATAATGCTCTCCTATATCATCATGCTGATTGTTGTCGGAATATTGGTGACGGTAGGGATGGAAAAGGAGAGCATTAACTCTATAAATATTTACTTGACGGTAGTTCAAATATCGTTTATAATTGTAATCATAAAGCGAATCAAGGAGATCGTAACATGGCACTACCAGTAAACTTAATCAGAAACCTACTCAATGAACAGAAGGGTCGTTTCTTCATTGTTGATGTTGTCAAAGAGAACGGTGACAAGCGTAGACTCAATGGCAAGGTCGTAGAGATCCGCGATAATGGTTTGGTCACTATCAAACTTGGTGGAACCAAAGACCAATACCGTTCGTTCTACACTGACAAGGTGCAGCGTATTCATCAACGTAAACGTGCTATATTTTGTCTTGGAGCGTGACAATGATCTTAGATGAAATACCAAACCCAGATGCAGAGATTTTAGTTTCTGCAGGTGATGCAGCACAAGAGGGTGCAAGGCTTATTGCATACCTACCTTTCAATCGTGAGGGGCCTGATCTTGAGGAAGGCTTTGTGCTTAATGTGTTTAAGGTCTATCAATCTTTACAGAAAGCATATAATGATTGGCCTTATGAATACATCAACATTGAAGTGAGGTTCAACCATGACTATATCAATATCTAAGAGCGTGACATGATTGGTCTTGAGTGTTTAGCAGTTGCGGTTTTCTTTGAGAGCCGCAGCCAACCCATTGAAGGACAGTATGCTGTTGCTGAGGTGGTGATGAACCGTGTGGAGAGTGACAGGTGGCCCAACACCATCTGTGATGTTGTCTTCCAAGATCAACAATTCTCGTTCACACATGATGGAGCGTCAGATCACATACACAAGTACACTGACAATCCGATTGACTGGAGAGCCGCTGTAGTGGCCCGTACAGTAGCCTTAGACGTTTTTGGCAGGGGAGATACCTCAATCACCTCTACCCATTACCACAACCTCTCTGTGTCGCCCTCATGGGCAAAGGAATATTTAAAGGATGGCAGAATTGGAGACCACATATTCTATACCGCCCCAGATGGAAAATGAGTTAATCAGAATGGGGATACTCCCCGCAACGCAATTAGAGGAACTAGAGAGAGTGTGTCCAAGAGACAGATGGGCGCATCTACCTACAGACCCCTACGATGAAAATGGAGAGGTAATATTCTAATGATTAAAGCAACACTGATGGACTACATGGGCAGTGATATTACTGTCGTTAATGCTGCGAGAGTATCTTTCGGCAAGAAGTCCAGTAACACATACACAACAGACAAGGATGATAAGCTGATCAGGTATCTGGCAGAGCATAGGCACATGTCTCCATTCGGACATTGCTTTGCATCCTTTCACGTCAAGGCTCCCATCTTTGTGGCACGTCAACTTGTGAAGCATAAGTTTCTGAGATGGAATGAGATATCAAGAAGGTATGTTGATTACGAACCAGAGTTCTATGTCCCTAAGACATGGAGAGGCCGTGCTAAAGACAAGAAACAGGGAAGTGAAGGTGAAGTAAAAACAAATGCTAACACCTGTGGTCATCAACTTGATTCGCTCTTTATGTATAGACAGTTATTAGATGAAGGTGTTTGCCCAGAGCAAGCACGTATGATTTTACCACAAAGTATGATGACTGAGTGGTACTGGTCAGGTAGCCTTGATGCTTTTGCTGATATGTGTAATCTGCGTTGTGCTTCTGATACACAGGCAGAGACAAGGGAAGTGGCTACACAGATTAGTCGTAGGATGCGTAGTCTATTCCCTGTATCGTGGGCAGCATTGATGAAATTTTTGACAACATATCACACACTCTGTAAGGTTGCAGAAGAGTATAAGTTTAGATACGAGGAGAATAATGATGAGTAAAAATGCAGGTATCATTGGTGTTGAAACCGTAGAAGAGCATGAGGATGGTAGTGCGACTTTTCAGTTTCACATGGATGCACATTGTCGTAGGTTATTAGCAGATGAAGGCTTGAAGCTAGTGATGTACTGTGCAGCAGCCAAGATGGATATACAGTTAGTATATGACTTCATAGAGGATCACATTAGGTACAATAAGGATGAAAGGTTTGATGAGTACGGAAACTATGGAGAGAACAATCCACCAGTGTCTTCTAAAGAAACATGGGATAATCAAGATAAGGGGGAGAACCTTGCATGACAGGTAAGTACACATTTGGTATCCCCCTCAAGGAAATAAGACCTATGACCAAAGAGGAGCGACAGAGAGCCAAGGTAAAAGAATCATATAACACACTTGGTCTCAATCTTTGTGTAAGTTGTGGGTGTCCTACTCCAAACACATGGTGCGAGTTTTGCTTGAAGGAAGAGTGATGACAGAGCAAGAAATATTAAAAATGTGCAAAAACCTAGCAAAAAAGTACAAAAACAGGCAAGAATACGATGATTTAGTGTCTGAGGGGGTTCTTAAGTGCCTTGAATTGTTGTCAGAGGGTAAGTCAGATAAAGCACTTCTGAAGTCTCATGCTAAGGCTACAATGAATGACTATTACAACAGAAAAAGAAAGGTTGTGGCTATACCTAATTCACACGATGCAAAGTCTATGTCTGTTGATCAAAGCACAAACAGTTGGACTGCTATGGCACTACAAAAAGCATTGTACACCCCCTCAGTGGAAATTAGAGAGGAAATGGCAATGGGTGAATCTCCAGAGACAATTCTGGAGCGTAAACAATTCATCAGACATGTCTTTATGACTGCGTTTAATTGTCTTACTCACGACGAGTGGACAATTATTCGTATGCGGTATTGGGATGGAATGACACAAGATGCTGTAGCTAAAGAGTTATGTCATAACCAAGTGTGGGTTCATCGTAGAGAAAAGTCAGCACTTGAAAAAATCTGTAACAATTTGTGATGTATAAAATGTTGCAGATAGCACTTATGTATATACGTAAGTTTTAATAATTATGATAATAATAAAACGTGAGTATAAACTATGGAAGAGAAAAAACATCAACCATGTCCCTATGTTGCTTGTCAAAGTAGTGACGCATTTTGTTACAACACTGGTGGTTATGGTAAGTGTCACTCTTGTGGTAGGGCATACCCATCAAAAGATGAAATGTTTGAGTGGGCAAAAGAGGCTTACCCAACAAAGTATGCGGAGACTGTAGTGGAAATAAGGAAACCTGACCCCTCTAGTGGAAAATATGTGCCTATGAGGGGTATCACAAAAGAGACCATGCAGGATTTCAACGTCCTGACATATGACGACAAACAAGAGTACATATACCCCTCTGGGGGAATTAAGGTACGTTGTATAGCTGATAAGAAGTTCTACACCAAAGAGGGGTTCAAGGGTGATGAACTGTTCGGTATGAATATGTTCACTGCAGGTTGTTCTAAGACTGTGACAATCACAGAGGGTGAATTAGACGCACTGTCAGTAGCACAGATGCTCAAGAGCCAGTACATCAACCCCGTTGTGTCGTTGCCCTCTGCTACCCCTTCCAAGAAAATGTGGGAGAATTGTGCAGACTGGCTAAACAGTTTTGAGCGTATTGTGTTATCTGTTGATAATGACGAAGCAGGTAATGCTGTAGCTGATCGTGTGGCACGTCTATTTCCTAACAAGGTATATCGTGTACCACATGAGAAATACAAAGATGCTAATGACTTTCTGCAGAACAATGCCATACAAGAATTTAAGTCTGCTTGGTTTAAACCTAGAAAGCATACGCCAGAGAACATCTTAAACAGTACAGAACAATTCTTGTCGCTGTATCGGGATACCCCAGAACATCAGTACGTCCCTACAGGAATACAGGCACTTGATGACAAGATCCTTGGTTTGATGCAGGGACACTTCACTGTGATCAAGGCTCCCACAGGAATTGGTAAGACAGAGATTATGCGCTACCTTGAGTATAATATGCTAGAGCGTGGCATACCTATTGCAGCATGGCATCTGGAAGAGACAAAGCTGCGTAGCCTTCTTGGTCTTGTGTCGTATCATATCAAGGATAACCTCACACGCAGAGACTTGATAGAAGAGAAAGACGCAGAGGGTCTTGTTGTTACCGCTATCGAAGAACTGACCAAAGATGAAAACTTCTATCAGTTTTATTTACCAGATGGTCAAGGCGCTGATGAATTATGTGATCAGATACGCTTCTTTAGCCAAGCCTGTGATTGTAAGTTTGTATTCTTTGAGCCGATACAGGACGTGGTGGCAGGTACATCAGAAGAGAGTAAAGAGGCTATGCTTGCAGACTTGTCTATCAGACTGTCGAAGCTGGCTGCAGAGCTAAACGTAGGGATCGTGACAATCGCCCATACCAATGAAAACGGAGACCCAAAGTATTGTAAGATGATTGGTCAACGTGCCTCTGTTATCATTGACCTACAGCGTGACAAAGAGTCAGAAGACTATGATGAACGTAACACTACGTATATCAGCGTACAAAAAAACCGCCCCTGCAGTGAAGAGGGACGGGCTGGAAAGATGAAGTTTGATTCAGATAGTTTTACACTAAGAGAGGTATATTGATGTATGAATGTAAGACTTGTAAAAAGTTTTTGCCTATAGAAAAGTACAGGCTCAGGAAAGACAGGAGTAATTACAGAGTAAAAGATTGCAGGAAATGCGAGAAAAAGATACAGAGAAAAATAAGTGACTTAAAAAGGTCTGCACCATTAATGCCAAAAAACTGCGATTGTTGCGGAGAAGATAGGGGTGAGTCTCTGTTACAATTAGATCACTGTCATGAAGAGGGCAATTTTAGGGGCTGGTTATGTAACAAATGCAACACTGGAATAGGTGCTTTAGGTGACACAACAGGGGGTTTGCAAAAGGCAATAGAATATCTGAGGAAGAGTAATGCCAGTATTTGATATAGAAACAGATGGACTAAACAGCACCAAGATACACGTATTGTCTTGGGCTGATGATAATGGTGATGTACAGCATACCCATGACTATGAGGCTATGCGTATATTCTTTACAGAAGCAAAGGTTTTGATCGGTCACAACATTGTGAGGTTTGACATCCCCGCAGTGGAAAAAGTATTAGGGATAGAGGTTAAAGCCACCCTGATCGACACGTTAGCGTTATCATGGTACATCAATCATCATCGTAGTAAGCATGGTTTAGAAAGCTATGGTGAGGACTATGGTGTACCAAAGCCAAAGATTAGTGATTGGCAAAACCTGACCAAAGAAGAATATGCACATAGATGCAACGAGGACGTTAAAATCAACATGCGCTTGTGGCGTGATCTTGAGATCAAACTAAACAAGCTGTATTGTGACAAACCAACTGAGGGTCCAACAGCAGATGAATTGATAAACTATCTGACCTTCAAGATGAAGTGCGCTGCAAGACAAGAGGCCCTACAGTGGAAATTAGACGTAGACAGGGCGCAGGGATATCTGGCTGACTGGGAACAACAGAAAGAAGAGAAGACTGAGGCATTGGCTAAAGCTATGCCAGAGCGTATTTTGACTGCAACGAGAACACAACCAAAGGTGATGTACAAGAAGGATGGTAGCTTGTCTAGTCATGGTGAGAGATGGATAGAGTTGTGTAAGACAAACCGTATGCCATACACCACCAAGTCTATGGTTGTTGAGGTAGGTAGAGAGCAAGGAAACCCTAACTCTTCTGATCAGGTAAAGATGTGGCTGTTTGACCTTGGTTGGCAACCCCGCACATATAAATTTGTTAGAGAGGATGATGGGAGCGAACGTAAGATCCCACAGATAAGAAAGGACGGTGAGCTTTGTGAAAGTGTCTTGGAGTTGGCTGATAAAGAGCCTAGCATTACTATTTTGGACGGTCTGTCTGTTCTTACTCATAGAATTGGTTTACTCAAAG